GATTTGAAAGTACCGGATCAAGACCGAAGCCGGAAGTGGCGGCAGCGTCCGCCTTGTTGGATATCTTAATCTGGGCGTCCACATAATCCTTTATCTTCTTATCCAGCGGCTCCACCGTCCAGCCCTCAAAGTTATTCGCTTCCGGATTCCAGAATTTAGTCGTGTGCATGTATTTCCCGGCGTTCTGCCTTCCTGTAATGTTGGAGGCGAATTTCTCCATAGCTTCGTCCTTAAAATCTTCCAGCATTTGGGCTGTATATTTTTCGCCCGTACGGTCGCAAACCTGTTTAATACGTGCTTCCGCACGGTCCCAGTAAGACTGCGGCGATTCGATATGCAGGGAAATAGCCGAAGCGTTTTCGTTATAGGCGATCAGGATAGCGGCCAGACCGCCGGCAAGCTCCAACCAGTCAAGCGCACCCAGAAAACGCGGCGTACTCATGAAATCCTTGCAAAAGGAATAGATATTATAGTATTTCACGGAAACCGGATATTTGAACGGGTGGGCCGGATCAAAGACCGGGTAACGGTAAGTATAAGCCGGATCAGGATAAGGAAAGTCGCCCACAAGTACTTCCTGCGGTTCATCCTCTCCGTCGGGAGGATATACCAGGCGGGCTTTCTGATAGGGAATATGTTCCAGCCGAACCAAACGCCCGGGATTGCCCACACGCGGCGCACGGTTCCGGACAAACTTTATAAAAAAGCCCTGCATGTGTGTTAAGTCTACGAGTGAGCGGTGAAGAACCGTCGTGTAATCCCACGACTCCAGGTCGGCGGTTATTTCCGGATCGAGTTTCCAACGCCGGTAAAAACGGTTATTCTCTTCGTCGATCGCATCCTCATACAGCCGCGGGCCTTCTCCCCACTGTAAACCGGCTATTTTACCCATAATGCCTTCACCGGCGTAGAATTTATCCAGTAAACGCATGACCTCGCCCGGCATGTCGTTATTGTCACCCATGGGAACGATAAAGGTACCGTTTACGCTGATCTTTCGCGAAAAGAAAGCCCCCCGCCGGTTTAACTGGATGCTGGAAGGTTCCCAACCTTTACCGCGGCCACCGATAGAAAAGGAGATCAAACCCTTGTCGGTGCCGGTATCTATAATTCCAAAGTTGCCACTTCGTCTTATTTCCATAATCTTAAATCGTTATTCTTTTCCCGTTGAACTCCATTACCAGACATTCCCAGCAATTCAGCGGCCGGCCCGTTGTGGTGTCCGTCAGGAATAGTTTATAGCTTGAATTTTCGATGCTTTCATCCGTCGCCTTTTTCCTCAAACGGGCGGCAGTAAGTATCACCATGTCGCCGCCGTCCCGCGTCTGACGGTTCCATTTCCGGAACTTGATAGAAAAGGTACCCCCGGAAATGGTAATCCGCTTCATCTGTTCTACCGCTACATAAAGGTTTATTTTTTCCATAGCCGGCGGATAAAGTTTTTAATACTGGCCCAGTTATCATGTACCAGGCAGAAGGATAGAAAGAAAAACATGAATTTTAGGAACGTCCATAGGCTACACCCGTTTGTAGTCTTTTCTTTTTCCTGGCTTTGTTGCTTAACGTCGGATTTACGGGTAACGGCTGTTTCCGTTTGACTGGTAGTTTCCTTATGATCCCGGAGGGAACTGCTTTGATTCTTTCCAGTTCTTTTTTCAGTTTTTCGGTTACTGAAATCAATTTCTTTAATTCTTCCGAGGCTGTCGTAGTCGATACGGATATGCGTACTATCTTCCCGGTAAACGTCAAGTACGTGCTCCTCATGGCTCGAATCTCTCCGCGCAAGTTCAATAACTCCGTCAGTAGTTGTTTGTTTTTCTTCTCCAGTTGCTTCTGTAACCGTTTTTCGTGTAACAGAGCGAGGAGAACGACAACCGTAAAAACAAGCTGCAAAACAAATAAGAATAAGTAGGTGTACGATTCCATGTCTCATAATTGATTTTAGTTATTAGTGTCGAAAGTGATAGATTTACGGTTCAGGCAATTTTTCACCCCGCAAAGAAACGGTTTCATGATATCCATTACGCGGGCGTTCTGCCTGATATCCTTTTCCATTTCGTTACATTTCTGCTGGAGTTCCCGGTACTGGCTCTCTACATCGTCGATCCGCTGTTTCAATTCCTTACGGTCATTCTTCATATCCTCAATCAGTTCCTGGTAAACCTCCTGTACTGACTTCATGGCGTCAGCTTCCGCCTGTTTACGGGTATACCGGAGAGTGAATAACCAAGTCAGGCCACCCGTGCAAAGAGCTGTAATAATCGCTGTAATTATCGTTTCCGTCATATTAGTAGAGTTGAAAATGTTACATTATAGTCCGGACGATACATACATGCGTCAAATAACCCGCCACGATCCCGGCCAGGTCTGCCAGAATATCCTTCCAGTCCCATTTATTACAGGGGGACATTTCATCCCCGTATTCCTTACCCAGTGAAGCACCCAGGGCAAAGGGAACACCATAATCACCCAACAGGGCACATATAGCGTAATTAATTCCGAAATGCTTCCATTTGTCCGTTCCTATTTTCATAATTTGAATCATTGGTTACTGCAAAGGTGGGAAGAACGGAAACGGACGAAAAGGACATAAAAAAGAGTGCCGGGAACCACCCCGGCACAAACAAACCCTAACCTGGGACTTAAACCCAACGGCTGCCTTTTCAGCCGGTATGCTAAATTGTTAATATTAAGGATTAGACAACTTTTCGATGTCTTTTTTCATCATACGTAATAATTGAATCCTTCTTAACACCTCATTTGTTGGTGTACTTTCATCTCCTTTCTCTATTAGGAAATCGATTAGGTCCTCAATAACTTCGATGTAACAAGCGGAAACCGGTTCCGTCTTAGTTTGCCACTGTGTCAAAATCTCGGCACTTTCATCTGTTATATGTGCGCCGTTTACTTCTATATCTTTCATAACAAATCTTTCATTAAACGTTTTTAATCGGTGTAGTCTCTAAGGTAGTGAAATCAATTATTCCGGCCTGCCGGTATATCCCGAGGGCGACTTTCCTAAACCGTTCGTAATTACGTCTGTCAATGGGCGATAACTGCCACCTCTTCATGTCTTTCATCAAATCCGGTATATTATTGACACTATTATACAGACAGTTGTTTTTACCGTACTCGTGATGAAGTGATACAGACTGAAAATCACCGGAGAAAACAACCAACCGCAAACGTTCAAGTTCAAGGAAAGCAAACTCATTGTTAACCTTCTCCACCTTATAGGCTCTTAATTCAATGGAAGGCGCGCCGTATTCACGTCTAACGAAAAATAGGATATCAGGATTATTTGTATTCATTTGGCACCTCCTTTTAAGTCTTCTAATTTAATATGTGAAATACTTGTTATACTTTCCAGTACCCCGTCGCATACACTTTTAACCCTTAATCCGCGGGAACCGTCTTTCTTGGGTAAATTCAGGTGATAATACGGGCGATTCCTCCAGAATGTAATCCGGAAAATCCAGCCACGAACTTTAAAAGTAGCATTGCTTATTTTATAATCAATCTGTATCAGATCACCCGGTTTAAATTTACTTTCTTGTAGAAACATTTCCTGTATTTCTTCCTTTTCCTTCTTTATTTCCTCAATCCTTTTATCATTGTTTTGTAATTGAGTAAGTAACACTTGCTGATATTCAGTATATATCATTCGGCACCTCCTTTCTTTTCTATCTGGGGACGCTCTGAAAACCTATATATTCTTTTAACCCGGTAAATGAAAAAATAGGCTACAGGCTTGTCACAGCCGTTATTATGTGTTTTAGTGTCCTGATCTATATGAATAAACCCGCTACCGGAAGATATTTTCAGCGGCATTGTTTTAGGGTATTTCTCGTTCAGCTCCTTTACCTTTGCTTCCAGTTCAGTTTTAAAAGCATCAAAGGAAATTTTATCAGGGCAAAGCGTATTACCAAACTGGTTTGCAAATTCCGCCATTTCAGCACATTTTCGATTCTGTGGCTTATATTCGTTAAGCTCAATAAAATAAGATGTCATTTTCGGCCTCCTTTCTGTACCTTCTTTGCCCGGTACACACAAACAACTGCACCGATAACAGCCGGCGGAAAGATAAAGGTAAGACAGAACCAGGCAATAGCAGATAAGTAATAAGCATCAGAAGACGAATTTACGGGACAATCTTTTTCCAGTTCCTGAAAATAACGATGTTGGATTGTGTTTACGTCCGTGCTACCAGTACGGAACGAAGGTACATAGCTTGTACCGGTTTGAAATTCTTTTTCCATAATGATGTGTAATTTTGACTTATAGACATGGGAAAGGCGGTTACCATTTCCTCTGTTCGTCAAAACTACACATCACTTACCGTCCGAAAAGCCGGGTTAAAAATGTAACGAGGAAAGGCACCGCCTTATATTAAACAAGCACTTATCGGGCACAAAAAAAGGCCCGTTGTTTATTCGAACCAATAACCGAGGTTCATCGGATCACCTAAGTGATGGGTAATTTTGACAGGGGCAAATGTCGGCATTAAATTCTGAACAAAAAAAAAAAAACGTTAATAAAAGTTTATCAGGAAAGAAAGTTTCTCGACTCTACGATTCGTTACTTCGTAACAAAAAACGCCCACCTGATTAAGGGTGAGCGTTACACACTATAATTAATATTCTATTTGTCTTTTAAATTAATTCCCTCTTTTATCTGTTCATCAGAAGTTACCTTTTTACAAAGAATATAGTGATAAACAGGGTCTTTGCTCATTCCTTGTGTAGGTGTAACCGGATAAGCCAGTATTAGTTCCCAACCCAATTTAGCCAAATAGTTAACGGCGTCTATCATTGAATTAAAATTCATCTTTTCACCGTTTTCATCTACTAAAAAACGAGCATTTGGTGTTGCCCATTTTGCCTTCTGGCCGAAATCTACTTCTATTTTTACTTTTGTACCGGTTATATTTCCAGTACCCACGATTTCACAATAAGCCTTATACGGTTCTTGTGCAATGGCTGCCATTGTTAGTATGGCCAATACAATAACTAAAAAAAATCTTTTCATATCAGTAACTTAAAATTAGTGTGTACTTTCGTGTGTACCACCCGTAAGTTCTGACGGTTATATATGCAGTGTAATTTTGACGGTTGCAAAAATACTTAAATATGTACATTTATAAAGAATATTATCCCCAAAAATGAAAGGCAACCGCCCAAAAATATACGGTAATTCACCCAAAAACGGGCAAAAAACGAGTAAAAACGCATAAAAAACACGCTTTTTCGCGTAAAATTTTGGTCTAAATGCAGATAAACGACTGAAAAACAATCAAAAACCGGAGAAAATTTCAAAAACTTAAAAAATGACACCTTCCGAAGACCGAGCCGCTCAGAAGTCGGAAAGCAGTTGCCCTCCCCCTAAAAGGTGAAATATGACCTCTTGGAAGGGGTACCCGTAACCTGGTAACACAAAAAACGCCGGAAAACCGAATTTCCAGCGTTACAAGGCAATTACCTTTTGTGCCTGTTCTCTATCCATTGATCTACAAACGAATCGGCCTGCAGCGTCCGCTTGCCTCGTACTAAAGCTATCCAGCCGGGGCGCATCAGTAAGTATTTGAAAGCGTCGGAGAAATTGGTGGATAACATCGGTAGTTTTTTCGGTGCCAGCTTTTCGGACTTCTTCACTTTGAACACTACTTTAGAGTTACCCCGGTATTTGATTTCTGCCTTTGCCTTTTCTACGGAACTAACCATTTCTTTACAATTCAACGCATCAACCAACAGGATAGGCAGGTTCTTGTTGGTACCGCCCATAAGTTCCTGCATAAAGTCGTATTCCGCATCCTGCCGGATAACTGCCTGTTTACGGCTTTTCAGGTTTACGATCCAGCCGGTACGGTTCCCGCTGCCGTCTTTTTCTATGGCGTCTTTTATCTTACCCGCGTAATCTTCCTTTTGCTTCTCAAAGTTATTACCTGCACGGTCATAATACAAATCAAGTTCTTTATACTCATGGTTCTGGAAGAAAGTAAGGAACTGGTCGGCGATCTCCCGGAACCAGCCCGGCGGTATCTCAAAAAAGTTCTTATGTACCCGGTAATAAGCACCGTCCGGCTGACCGATCACCAAAGAAAGCATATTACCAAAGTCCATACCGCCTTCAATCGCTTTATCATGGTGCAAGTACCGGAGCTCCCGCGAGCTGTAAGCGGCTTCTCCGGACATGGTACCGTTATAATACTTATGTCCTTCACCGAACAACACATAGAAACGTAAATCCCTGCGAAGACCGGGACGCATACCAACCACCGATTTTTTAAATTCGTGAAGCTCCAGCGTACCATTATACAACCGCTTTAAATACTCTATCGTAAGTATCTCAACATTAGCGAATGAAGAAGCGTTAAGAAAGAACGTCTGCCCTTTTCTCAACTTCAACAAAGCCCGATCGTAATATTCAATATCCCGCTTCAAACGTTTCAGTTTCAAGGGGGAAGGCCTGTTCTTTCTTTGTTCCCGTAAAAGGGAAATTATCAAGTCATTACGTACACTTGCCGCCTGCACTATTTTAATGATCCGTTCCGGGTCCATTTGCTTGACATACCGGAAAAACCAGTCGTACTCGTTTTCGTCGATATCCGGCATATCGGTAGTAATGGTTATTCCCAGGAACAAATGGGAATGTCCGTAAGTGATCGCATCACCGCGAAGAATAGGCATAGCGCGGTTTACTTTCATTTCCTTATCGTACTTCGCTTCATCATAAAACAGATGTATTACAGACTTTCCGGCAAGCAATGAAGGGTTATCCAGTGATCCCATGAAAATAACACATCCGTTCCAGAAGCTATAAACATGCTTGTAATCATCTACGATAACCGAACATTTACGCCGCCAGGATTCAGGCGGGCGGGTATCTTTTACATAGTGTACCCCTTCGATCAGGCCCATAAGTTGCCAGCCCTTCTGTACGGCCGGCATTATATTATCTTCCAGATTACTGTAGGTATTGGCAACAAAAGCGAACGCACCGCCGGGCATTTCTTCCACACACCGGGCGGAACGCCTGGCTTGTATAACGGTAGATTTAGCCATACCGCGGCCGTCAATAGATACAAGGATAGTAGTATCGATCCAGTCCGTCAGAACCTGGATTATATGACCGTATTTTATTTCTACATCATCGGCGTTACTCACCTTCGTTATCTTCCCCGAACTCTTTGATATCATACAACATACGTTTTTTCAGATCAAAAGCTTTAATACGCGCATCCTCTTTTATATTATCACGTACAATAACAGGAATTTCCGGTATCGCGTCGATAAACTCTTCCAATTCCTTACGGTCGATTTCAGGAACACCCAGATCCTTACGGCTGGTAGTATAAATAACCGTGCTTTTCTGTGAAAGCAGTTCCTCCGGTATTTCGGTCTGTTGGTCCTTATAACATCCGCGAAGTTCCGCCGCCAGTTTCAGAAGGTTCTTAGCCTCCTTTACATTACCCATAAGAAAGACGGTATTCGCCCAATTTTCGGCCTTTTCCGCATACAGGTTGGCGAAAGCCTGCGGGCGTACGTTATCCTGTGTATAAAAGAAATTGAGACTGTCGGCGTACACCTGGCGGGCCATCCAGTCCGAAAGGCCGTAAGGCTCCGACTTTAAAAGGCGGATAATACCGGCTTTTGTCACCAACTTGCCATTTATACGCATACGGGCACGAAGTCCCCGTACCATTTCCATAAGGCTGTAATATTCCCTTTCATCGGGCGCGAGAGCTTCCAGCGTACCGGTAGAAAGAATCCTTTGAATCTGGTTGATATCCACCTTGTCAAAGTCTATTCGTGAGGGCTTAATTAAATTCGTCGTCATCCATTTGTTCGATTAAACGTTCGAAAGTATGTCTTTTCCGTACGGCCTCCAGCTGTTTTATAGCTTCCACGTTTCCACCTTCCGCCGCTTCATGAAGTTTTATTTCAGGGGCGGCACGTGCTACGAGAATCCCTTCCCGGATCAGGAAGTTAACAGAAGTTCCCACCGTTTCCGCATCCCGGACAAAAAGCCCGGCATCTTCCGGAGAAAGCCCCAGGGAAACGGCTATGTCTTTCGGGGAATACCCTAAAGAAGACAAACGCCGTACATCCTCTTTTTGCTGCGCATCCAGATAAATACTATCCACCACCGTTAAATCGTTCATACGCATCTTTTATTCGTTTCTGTGCCGTGAAATAATAAATTTCGTCCTGTTCCATTAAAACAAAGTTCCGGCCGCTTTCAATGGATGCCACGGCCGTAGTACCGGAACCGCCGAAAGTGTCCAGGATCAGATCGCCCGGCTTTGTACTGTCTTCAATCAGTTTACGGATCAACGCCACCGGTTTTTGCGTGGGATGAACCTTTTCACCTTCTACCAGTTTGGCACCGGACGCAAAAGAACGGATATTATCTATTATGTTTGTGGCACCAATAGAAACACCCTTTCCACAATGAAACAAAATAAGTTCATGTATAAAGGCGTAATGATTACCCGGCCCCGACTGTTTATTCCAAACGAGCATGTTTGACGCGCCTAAATACAAGTCAAACAACGGATAATAAAAAGCATATCCGCGCCAGTCCGTAAAAAAATACACGCAAGCACCGGGTTTCTTCACCCGGTTAAACTCCTGAAACAAATCCCGGTAAAAGGGTTTACAGATAGACAAATCTTTAAAACTGCCTTTCTGCCCGTTATGTGTCATTCCCAGGAAATAAGGCGGATCGGTTATTATACAATCTACAGAATTGTCCGGAACACGTTTCAACGCCTCCAGGCAATCCTCGTTATAAATTTGGTTTGTTATCATTGGAAAGTTGTTTAAGCCGGCTTTCTTCTTTTTCTATCCGGAGGGTTAATGTCTTGAGCTGGTGCCCCAGCTCCGAGCGGTCGCAAGGGTGAGAAAAACGGCCCCGGTCCTTCATGATCCGTTGCCGTTTTCCTGTCAAAGTGGCAATAAGTTCAACTACTTTTTTTTTCGCGCCTCGATTTCTTCCTCTATGGCTTTCTTTGTAGTCTCCCACTTTTGGATCATTGCAAGGGCACTCGCTTTCTTCTTCTCATCATCCCCGGCCTGTTCCAGTTTCGCCTTATTCTTTGAAAGGTTGGCACGAGCGTTATTCAATGCCTTTTGTATGTCGATATCCGAAAGATTCTCGACACCCTTACGGACGGACAAACTTTTTACCTTCTCACATTTACCCAAAATCTTTCCGTTTTCCCGGTAATATTCCAGTTCGTCCCACATTTCGCGGTTAGTAATGAAATTTTCCACAACCGCCTGCGCTTCCTGTGCTGTAGAAAGTGAACTGACATCATCCGGCGTAACCTCCAGACGGGCGAAAGCCTCCTTATACTTCCCGTATGCGGTGAACATGTCGGAAACAAGTATTTTCAGAATGTCGGGGCAATCCGGAGAGTTCAGGAAGGTAAATTTCTCGCGGAAACGTATCATTTTGGTTACGGTTTCCGGAGCCGCCTTGTATCGTTTCTCCGCCTCTTCCAGTTCCTCTTCCAGCTCTTCCACACGGTCGGCATTTTCATCCATGGAAAGAACCTTATCCCGGAAATCGGACGAAACGAGTTCTTCCACGCTGACGCCGAAAGATTCGGCAAGTTCCAGCAGCAAATCATCGCTGTATTTTACCGGCATTTTTGGAGGTTCCTGTCGGGCGGGTTCCATTTTTACCGCGGCCGGCTGTTTAGAGTTGCGCCGGATCGTCTTAAATTCACGTTCGGAAAGCCCGGCCAGCTTCCGTAGTTCCTCTAAAAGAATGGCCTTCATCGTTTCCGTTTCTCCCTGCCGGCGAAATGACTTCTTTAGCATACGGTTGATACCGTATTTCTCGTACAGTTCCACGCCTTGAATAAAGTTACGCGGACCGGCCAGATAGGTAATAATTTCCTGTTTCATACTATATAAAATTTGATGATACAAAGAAAAAAAAGGCAATTACCCCCAAAAAGGACAAAGGGTGGCCGGGCATGTGCTGCCGGTCACCCTTTGAATGATATGAAAGCCGTTTACTTACGCCTCATAACGGCTTTGTTCAATCCATTTCATAGCCTCCGAACCGTCGTTAAACGCCCGCAATGTCAGTTGGGAACCTTCGGAAGCGGTAAACGTCTTACCGCCTTTCAGAAGGAAATTACCGCCTTTTTCCACTGTTGGCGCAACGCCCGAACATCCCATAAGGGTAATTACCGATCCATGACTTCCACCGGTAACACCGGCTATTTTGGCCGCACCTGCGGAAAGCTGGTACTGCCCGTCCGTCTGGTAATCTATATCTGTGGCCCCGGCTTCCACTACGGCCACCGGTTCTTCCAGGGTGTCGGTACCCCGGTAAATGGCGATATCATCCCCCTTGCTGATCTGGGTGAAAGTAAGTTCGTTCGTATTCGATTCATTGGAACCGGTGTAAGAAACGGATAACTTACACGGGTTACAGGGCGTTCCAATCAGATCGGCAGGCTTTCCGCTACAATAACGGAGCACAACGATACATTTTTTAGACAGCCAGTTTGTCTTAAACTCGCGAATCTCCTGTTCATTACCGGGATGATTGAACTTAACGGAAGGCGTATAACCTTCGGCATCGGTTTCCCCGTCACTGTTGGAACTGATTTCAGCGGTACCGGGTGTCAGGTAAATACTGATTGCATAACGCCCCGCCTTCATTACGATATCCTCCTCGATAACCACGCCGGCCTCGTTTCTTGGCGGAAAAGAAAGAATATCGTCAACGTCGTAAATTACGAGCTGATCCTTGGGCTGAATACCGTTACCGGGATTGCCGGCTGGCCTTCTTACGCTTGCTTTTACGTATGTCATAACTTAATGATTTATAAGGTTATAAAATGGAAGGGATAAAGTACCCCTTCCGATTAATTTAGCCTCTTGCCACTTCGTAGAATTTACCGTCAGCGGCTTTCGCCAATTTGATGAACTTGCCTTCGGAAAGCGTTATAGCTTCGGTTAAAACAAAGTTTCCACCGCTGGCAATGGTAGAAGCATTTTCAGAACCGTTTCCGTAAATCGTGTAAACGATTCCGGCTTCCGCATCGGTAAAGTTAGTGATTGCCGTTGCCTTTGTATTTACACCGGTAACGAATACTTCACCGTCAAGCAAAGAAGGTGTCGTTTCATCCGGCGCAAACTGCAACGCATCGGAAGAACCGCTTTCGCGGCCAATCTCGATAAATTTACCGTCGGCACGTTTCATCAGTTTGATAACGTCCCCCTTACCAGGCTGCCAAGCATCGGAAATAAGTTCAAAATTTCCGCTTTTCTCGATCTTAACACCCTTATCCACGCTTCCGCATTTCAGGGAAATAACCGCACCTACCGGAGCGTCTTCAATATCGGTAATCGTAAATTCGGCCGTATTGGCTACGGTAACAATGGATGTATGAAGTTTGGCCGACGGGTTCTTGTCCTTGTCAGCATCCACGAAGTAAGACGCCGGGCGGTCATACTCATTACAGAAGATCATCTGGCGCGTATAGTCCATATCTTCTTTCTTGGTGTACTTGAATCCCACGGCAATAGCCCAGATACTTTCACGCCAGTTACTCCAGACTTTCAGGCTCCAGTCTTCCTGCTCCAGGTTGAAAGCCGTCATTTCACCCGGCTTATCCTCGTAGGTTTTAATGTTACCTTCAAACGTCCAGAAGATACGGTGGTGGTTGTCAGCATTGGGAACCGGAATAATCTTCACCGCCGGATATTCCTTCACATACATGATGTTAGCCTTGTAATCCTGGTTCTGCCCGTAATGCAATTCATTGTATTTATGATACAATACAATAAAGTGCGAAGGCATATAAAGTGCCAGGTTACCGCTGTCACGAAGAACCGCCGGGATCATGGAAGTACCCTTGTACACTTTTTCACCGATGTTTGCTTCGGTAATTTCCCCCAATTCGAACGGCTTGATCTGGTAAACGAGTTTTCCGTTATTGATATCGGTATGTCCGTTCACTTTCTTGTTCAGGAACTCATACAGTCCGTCAGCTGCAGCAAGTGCTTTGCCGGGTTCGTTCAGATTCGGGTCCTTACGGATTCCGTTAATACGGCGTTGTTCACGCTCGTTATGCAACTTTTTGGCGGTTTCGGCCAGGATATACTCGATAAAAGACCACTTGATAGGGTTTGAACCTTCCTTGTTCAAAGTGCCGATCCAAGTTTTCTCCAGGGCCTTTAAATTTTTGAAACGGTGTGCAAACATCACGTTGAACATGCGCAGGGTTTCATCGTCGAACTCGTAGGAACCTTTAGTCACCTTATCGAAGTCGGATTCCTCATTACCGGCCTGTGAAAACTCACCCAGCCAGATATTAACCAGCGTAGCCAAATCCTGATAACCGGATTCAAGCGGGAAAATACTTTCAATGGAAGGAAGTTCCATTAAAAACGACTGCAAACGCTGCTGCCAGGGAATACGGTAAAAGGCCCCGAGGTCCTCCTTCAAACGGCTGTAGTCAATGGAACTTGCTTTCGGAAGAGCGATCATTTCAAAACCGGCAGCCTCCATTAACGCAGCTTTAGCGCGAAGGTTATACGGGCGGTCCTCCAGTGAGAACATTTCACCCTGCAAGCCCCCCAGCTGCTTTTCGTCCTGGAGATTGAATTTCCCTTTACCGTCCGCCTGGGCGTTGTGTTGTTTCCCTTTGCCCGGATCATCTTCCGCAGCGGCCGAAAGTTGAGCGATAATACCGGAAAGCTTTGTTATTTCGGCATCCTTCTTGGCAATTAACGCGGTGTTGTTCCGGTTCTCGTCACGCTGTTGCGTCTGCAAGGCTTCAAGCTGTTCCTGCGCTTGTGTCAGACGTGCCGCAGTGTCACCCAACAAACCACGAAGGAAAGCGGTAGTTTTAGGTTCCTCGGTTTCCTCTCCCTGGTTCCCGTCTTCGGATTCGTCCTGGAAATCGTTTTCGAGGGACGCTTTAAAGTCCGTGAGGAATTTTTCGGTAAAACCGTAATTTTTCAGTTTTGCCACTTCCTCGACCGTGATAGAGTTTTTGTCCTCTACCTTGCTCCATTCCGACAGACCCAGCAGGGCCAGAATGTGAGCGGAAAAGCTCTTAAATTTCATATATACAAAATTTTGAAGTTAATACTATATGTTATACATCTCATTTACTTTTCTGACGGTGGCCTGTGCCAGTACCCACTTTACAGCGTCTTCCAGCGTGCCGAACTGGTCTATATAACCGTTTGCCACGGCTACGTCGCCGGTGAATATCTGTCCCCGGAAAAGGGGAAGTTCCGGATCGTAGGCAATACCCAGATTCCGACTGATCGCATCACAGAAAATACGGTGCATGAGTGCCAGACGTTGTTTTATAGGCTCTTCGTTGTTCTCTTTTTCAATCGCGCGGGTTTCATAGTTTTTCAGATCGGCACTATCCGGATAGATTTCCCGGTAATCAATGCCCTGTTTCCTAAAATATTCCTTAAAAGATTGGTAAGTAAGCATGATCCCGACGGAACCGACTTCACACATAGGGGAAGCGATAAAGGTTCTACCGGCGGCGGTTCCCAGCCAGAAATGGGCACTCCCCATGGTACCGGCCACATAGGTAGCTATAGGCTTGGAAGATTCGGCAATCATTTTAGCCGCCAGGTCCACATGTGCGACCATACCGCCCGGCCCATTGATCCAGAGTACCGCACCGCAAATCTTAGGATTATCGAAAACATCCCGGAGCTGCTTTTCCAGGCGGTAAGTCTCCCAGGAATACAAGGTGCCTTCCAGGATAATGACGGCCACACTGTCAGCCGGCAATGTCTCATCGTCCAGTTCCCACCGGTTGGCAAGGTAAGGCGTAGTAGCGTAGGCGGTTATTTTATTATTGTCGAGCCGTTTTTCGATCGCATCCAGGTTGCCGGCTGCAACACACGGCACAAGTAAGGAAAGCAACCGGTAATAATCATTATCAGCGATTGCCCAAGGTGCTGTAAAAATCTCCTGTATTTTGTCCACGTTCTCTTTTTTACGGCAAAGAAAACGCCTATATAATAGGTAGAGAAGGACTGAAAGGAACCTACAGGAACGCATCAACGCCCGGACCCGTACCGGACAGGGTGCAGTTATACAGGCCCCCGCCGATCTCAAAAGAAAAGGTAAGCGGGTAATCGGGAGAACCGGAAACACGGGTGTTACCCGTTTCGTCAGTATAGAGGGCGACAAAGGGTGTCGCTTTCAGGTTTTCCAGGTAAAGCGTCTTATTTTGCGACACGTCGGCAAGCTTGAAGGTATGTTTTTTAGTATAGACGTCTTCATTTTTGCTGTCACCCGGTTTTAAGGTTCCCGGTACGATCATAAGAATATCAGGTTTTCCGATAGAGCGGATAACGACTTTCGAGAGCACGACGCCAAAATGGATAATGTTGTAAACGGGAACCAGTTGCAGGCTATGGGCGGCGGATATTAACTTTCTTGACATAATTACAGATATAAAGTATTGATAATCAAACATTCAGCATTTTTCGGACGTTTTTCAGCCAAAAACCGGACAAAAAAGGACAAACAGATACAGTTGGTAGGTAAAAAATAACTTGCTTTTTTACACTTTTTTTCGGTTATACGCCCTTTTCTTCTTACGCCTGAAACTGTCCCGCCACCGCTGGTAGTTTTTCAGCAGCCCGTCTTCCTGAATGGAAGAGATATCATACTTTTTCAGGAAGGTAAAAACGGTTTCCTTAAACTCGATTCCGTGCAGGTGCTTGTTTTCGTCCATGAGTTCGTGCAGCTCGGCCCACATCAGGGCACGCAGACGCTTTTCAAGAATGGCGGTACCGCGTACGGAAATGTAATTGAACTGTTCCGGAGACTTGCCGCCGGCAAAATTGGCCTCCCGGCGGTCAGGCAGCATAAACTCCAGGTTGCCACGGTCAGCCGGACAATTTACCGGCCGTTTCTCCATGAGATCGTAAACGGTCACATAGATATCGGACGAGGAAGGAAAACGGACGGTACCGACCGTTTCGTCGTAATATTTGCCCCGGACATACTCGGCCAGGTAGGATTCGATCTGTATTCGGGTGGTAATCATAGCAATAACATTCCTTTTTAAAGGCAAAGATATTCCTTTATCGGCTGTTGGTCTGCCATTTACGGGAAAATGTAGGCTTTCAGTCGTCATTTTGATAAATATACTCCGGGAGAATAATTATAATATGCCTTTTCCAGCCGCCACACACCCGACATTTTCTCTGCCAGGCTGTGCTAATATAATTCGGTACTAAATTTTTGTAATTTCGTAACCGGGCAACCGACAAAGGTAAAATCCTGTATCTTAGCAACTTAGTAACGTTACTAATTTCCGTTACAAAAAAATGGCCGGAAAACAGTTTGTAACCGGGCTTACCGGTAGAAGATAAAAAGGCCGGTGTTACAAACCGGAAAAATTCGTAACCGTTTTGTAACTGCAACTTCGTAACCTTTATTTCCTATTTATTTATTTGATTTTCAGACTTTTTTCTTTCAAGCAAACAAAGGTTACAAGGTTACTAAAATTTTGTATGAAATAGAGGTGGGGTATGGGGAGGGAAGCCGGGCGGGACGCATTTGTTTCCATACGAAAAGAGGGACCGACACATTCGTATCTGGTCCCTCTTTTCGTATTTTATACCGGCTCCGATCCGTCTTATACGCGATGTTTGCACCTGCTTAAAATCCATTTCTTTACGTCCGGGGGTATATAGCGGTGCACGACGGCCGTATAGTCCTCGTTAAATTCATACTCCAGGTAGTTGTCGCCTTCCAGGATAAAAACACAGGCCGTTTTGATGATCCATTCGAGCTGCTCGCCCGAATAGCGTTCCAGTGCCAGGACGGTACCGGGTTTCATACGCTCCAGATAGCGGTAGACCTGTTCGGCGAATTTCCGGAACCTCTCGCCGCTGTTCCAGAGCGCGGTAAACTCGGACATGCTGTTTAATTTCAAATGCGCGTTATTCATTCATCCGGTCGTTCATCAGGTACAAACATGAGTGTCGGATCGGCCGGTTCCGTTCCACCACCGGCAGCCGTTTCCGCCGTGCCGCATGAACGCAGATAGATCATGTCGGCGGCCTTGCCGTCGTTATCCTTACGTACAATACGCCCCTGGGAGTTGCAAAGGTCCTTCGGGTTGAGCTCGTCAATGTAAGGGCAAAGGGCCACAAAGCCTTTGAGGGCCTTTGTAAAACGCTGCATCGTGATTTTATTCACACCGGAAAAACTTTTGTAATCAGCAAAAGCCTTTTCACGGACGATAAAGCTGTCCAGGTGCTCGCTGTCCGGAGAGAAATAAGAGTTCGCCCAGTCCTCGAAGTTATTGCCCATATCGGCCTTGTATTTACGCCTGATAATGTTTTCCATGGGCGGAAGCAATTTTATAGATTCCTCGCAAAGGGAAAGGTAAAAACGGCAGCACTGCAAGAAGAAATTTATATCGGCGTTCCACTCGTTCTCGCTGTAAGTCTTGGAAAACAAATCCTTACCGAAATCGTCCCGGATAGAACGCGTTTCCCGGTAGTCGTTATCTTCCGTACGCTGGTGGTAGTAGTCGGAGAATACCAGGTACAGCAAACGGGCTTCCGTAGACGGATCAAAATCAATAGGAACGTAATTAGTTGTAAATCCCAGCTTGGCCGATTCCTCGAAAGGTATAGTAAACGACTGGTTGTTCTTCGGGTTCACGGTCATATCTGATGTGATGATATCGTAAAACAGGCCCGTATTAAGATACCGGTCGCAATCATCCACCAGGATAAAGTCGGTATGCTGGTTTACCTGGTCGAACACATGCGGGTTATCCATTAACTTGGGATTACGGCCGGAAAGCTTGACGGTCTTCATAAAGTAGGAAAGGGCCTTGAACATGAACGATTTGCCCGAACGTCCGTTACATTCACCGTCTTCACCGATCTTGTTATCCATGGCCTGTGGTGCCCAGGCACGCGAAGGGGATTTATAACGGTGCAACATATAGCCGATAGTAAAGATCTTGTTGATAAGGTTCCTTTTCTGTTCGGCCACTTCTTCCGCCGTGAGGCCTTCCCCCTCGATATCGAATTTATGTTTCTCCCGGTAGGATTCCGCTTCCCCCACGCTCTTGTCGTCGAAATTATATTCCAGTTCCTTACGCCAGTAAACGCGGCTCGAATTGATTACATAGCCGAAAAAGTTAGACGGGACGGCATTTATCCGGATATCAAATACATCGTTGCCCTCTATGTCTTTTTTACGGGAAATGGTAAACATGTCTTCCATAAGACGGACTTTGTGTTTCAGTACGTTTTCTTCCCAAACGTAGTGGGACAATGTGCTGCCGTTGGCCGGATGTTCCTTTATACCGGTACCGCTTACCTCCATGCTGCAACCGGGAAAGAAGAACATCTGCGTATTATGGGTATAATTGGTAAAATCCAGTTCGATCTCCTGCAAGTTGTCCAGGGCCGTATCTGAAAGTTTGGGGCTGTTCAAAATTAAATTTCTGATATCACGGGATAAAAAACTGTCCTGGGCCCAACCGCGGATAAACTTCCGGATATCCTTTGCCTTTATCAGTTTTACGATATTGCCGGTAATACGGATGTATTTCGTTGAACTGGAATTTTCATCATGAAGCGAATAGAAACCGTTAAGACGTAAAAAGTAGTGAAGGCAGTCCGCGTCTATATTGTGATCCCATTGCCGGGATTTCTCGTTAAACTTGGAATACCAGAATTTGGCGGGCATGGCAAGCGTCATAAGGTTACGGAAATCCTCGTTCTTGCTTCGTAATTCCATAAAGTCCCGGAAGTCCTTACGGGGTTTGCCCCGCTGGTCCCGGTAAGTGGTAAGCCAGGCCGGTAGCCAGATCGTATGGATATCGATAAAACGCAATGCAAGTTCCGTACCCTTCACCCTGCCCGTCGTGTCGATATCAGGTATGTTATACAGGACTTCAACGTATTTCATGATCTCCTTGTAGTCCTGTTCGGAAAGTTTATACGTTTCCGAATTAAACCAGATCGGGGAAAAACCCAGCGACTTGACGCACAGGGCGTCGCGCTCTCCGGAACATATAAACGCCTCCTGCAGCTTCTGCTCCTTATAGGGCTTTTCCGCATTGGCCGGATTCTTTTTAAAGGCGGCTTCCTCCCTGGAATTAAATTCCCGGTATAAGGCTTTCAGTTCGGAAAGGCCGTTTATATAGTCTTTCGGCTTGACACCTTCCGGGGTGTAGGAAAAACGCCACTGTTTGTCCGGATTCAGGGGCTCGTATATTTTATAGAACTTCACTTCGGGCGTGTCGCCTTCGGCCGGTTTTACCAGACATTCGCGCATAAAGATAGGGTATGTCGTAGTCGCGTATTTATAGGTTACCTCGCGATTTTTTACATACCCTATATATTTGGCCGAATACCAGTGCAGGGCCTCGGCGTTCTCCCGGGTGACACGGGGGCCGAGTATGCGTAACTGATCCGGGGTGAGATGATCGGCAAGCTCGAAAATTTTAGTACCGTCTTTCTGATCCTGGGAGGCCTGAACTTTACGGATATCCGGCTTGTTTACGTTACGGTTGAGTTCATCGGTTACGTTGTACATGGATGCAAGTTTAAGGATAGCCTCGTTAAACCGGAGGCCTTCCTCATACATGCAGATATCGACGGGGCTTTGAGCCGTTCCGGTATCGCCGAAATCCGTTACCTTATAAACCTGCTGGGAACCTTCCTTACCGAACAATTTGATACAGGCCGACGCGTCGTCTTCTGACGGCCGGCGTTTGAAATGGCGGTTGGTTCCGACACAATCCCGGGCTTGCGGATAATAATGTAGAATTATATCCAGCCCGTTGTTGGTTACTTTGTAGATGTCTTCTGCCTTTATCATCGTTATAAAGTTACATGGTTACTTATTCTTCGTTGTCTTCTTTCCGTCCCGGGCACATCTCCGTCCAAGGTTGATACAGGAAAACGAATAATAACAGCCAAAGAAAAGCGGTTTTACCCGTATAATAAATGACAAAGGCAATCAGTCCCATAAAGGCAACCACGATAATAGCGTGGGCGATGTATTTTAAATTTTTATCTTTCATTGTTCAAACATGTTATACTGAATTGAAAAACCGAATTTGCTTAATCTCCTTTCCTGGAGAAGGGAACGTTTGTCATGTGAAGGCATAATGGCCACCAGGTTCTTTGTATCGAACCGGTAACCTTTCTTCCGCATCTGATAACGTAGGTTTCTTAAGCGTCTGTCTTCTTTCATGGCATTTCGTTAAGATCGTCTTAGTTTACAGAAGACACGGCACACTATCGCAAAGGATAGCGTTTAAATCCTCCTGTATGGTTTCCTGCTGCTCCCTGTTCAAGTGTACCAGGAAATAACCTTTTCCGCCGGAAAGATTCTTAATCTCCGCCAGGTTATACTTCCGGTCCACCGCATCCACGAACGCAGGGGATTCCATGGGGCGGAAGCTGCTGAATATTTTATAGGTTCCACTATTACCTTCTATTCGTAGCGTGGTTAATTCATCGGGGGTGGTAATTGTTGATTTCATTGCTATATTATTTTTAGAAAAGTCCACATGAAGTGTAAAAAACTGATTTATATTTATCGCTCTTTCTTCTTTTGTATTAGAAAGATACACCCTTTTATTTTTCTTATCCATTTTTATTTAATCTCTTGCATCAGCCATTTTTCGACCTTTAGCCGTTGCCGAGTAGATATTCGGTTTATCACCTTTGAAACATTTAGTCTTTATCCATTCATATCTTTCAGCTTCCCGGAGATAAAATAATATTCCGTATTCAGATGTATTTTTCAACCAATCTAATTTCTTGATTTGCTCAAATGTCATAGGACCGCCATATACAAGCGATGATGTTAACATCTGAACTCTTTCTTTCAATGAATATTCACTCATATTTAATTTGTTTTACTCTAATTGATTCTTACATACTTGCCCCTTATGTTACAAGTTTTTAGTATCTCTGCGTTTTCTTCTCCAAAAGCGATCAAAACAGCACCACAACCAGGCGAATCCCCCCGTATTCCGTCCGGCCTGAAAAAACGAATCCTTCCGCGTAGAAATTTAATTGCCGTTGCCTTCTCAAATATAATATCCTGGAACATCTTACTATCACAGCGGTTGAACAACAGCGCAATGCCATTGCCGTGTTGTGCCAGTTTACGAACAAATTGTTCAATAAGCGGACGGGAATAAGGTGGATTTAACCAGACACGACCTACCCAATCTTTAGTTAATCCGTCATGGTTTTTGTTGTACATGGTTTCTGCCGTTTGCCAAAGCGGTTTAACCGGAGCACATGGATCTAAATCAAACTTTCCTAATGCGTCTATAATTTCTTTGGGTGTATACCACTCATCAGTGGTATTAGCCGATTTTTCAAAGGTTGTATTCATATCTATCATGTTATGAGGGGTTATACAATTCATATCCATTATCCCAAAGACTATCACTGCGAAAATTGAAGAAATCTTCCAAAGAGATACGTACGCCATCTTCTAAAAGAAGAAATCCATTTTCA